CAAGAATGTTAGGTCGTGTTCATGGCCTTCCTTCTGCATACTAATAGGAGTAAATAATGGCAATAAGTCAAAGTAGCGCTCAGGTTGGTGTCAGCGTGGGCATGGTTAAAAAGAAGCGTGGAGACATTGAGGTTATAGAATTTGGTGGAGTTGATTTTTGTGTCGGTAATGGCGCACCAGCTTCTGCTGACATGAAAGCAAGTCCAAAGGGTTCAATCTATATTGATGCTGAAAACGCGAAGCCTTATATCAAGACTTCTGCGGCTGGTGTTAATACAGTAATGGCCATCATCGGTTCTATCGAATCTTAATAGTTAAATAAAGAGATAGAGTTAATCCCTGGTCCTTATGGGCCAGGGAACTCTTGAATAAAAATGACAAGAACACAAATGCATTCAAAGCTAGGTCTTCGTTTAGAAGATACTGGCGAAAATAATTTTACAGCTTCCACAAAAGATAGCGCATTAAATACAGCGCAAGTAATGTTAGCTAATTTTTTACATGAAGCATATCTAACAGAATTAGAGTTTAAGGATTCTGTTTCTATAAGTGGTACTGGTGGTTTAATTACGTTAGATGGAAGTGATGCAACTAATAAATCTAGTCAGGTCCCAATACGAAATAGTATTCGTGCAGTACAGCTTGGGACAACTTATGCGATTAGAATACCTTTTTCAGATGTAAAGAAATTAGAGAATAAATATTTAAGTGCTGATTCTGGAAACCCAGTGTATTGGGTATTTGGTAATAATGTAACCATTAGGCCAAATGCACAAGTAGGTGGTTTTACAAATGCATTTTTGTATTATCTAAAATCACCAGCTTCTATAAGTGGTTCACAAGAACCAGTATTAAATGTTGCACTACATGACATAATGGTTGATTTAGCAGAAGCAGAGTTGTGGAGGATGGACAATAAGACAGATAGGTCACAATTAGCTAAGACTTCCGCAATGGAACAGATAAAAATGCTTAATGAAAGATATACAATTGAAAAACCAGTGGGGGTAGGTTCATGACATGGGATAACTTAATCGCAAGGACCTTAGTACCTTTTGAGGGTCGCATTGGTCAAATAGATACTCGTGCTGGATTATATCTAGATGAGGCTCAGGAAGACTTTGCATTGTTTACAAGATGCTTTGTCAAAAAAATTAATGTTTATTATTACAAAGAGAAAAGTCATATAACGCTACCAGATGATTTTGTAGAATTGGCCGATGAGCCTATCTTTAGAAGTCATTGTTTAAAAAAGGCTAGTAGTAATAGTCTTGATTACACAAAGAGTTTAGATACTAACATAGCTAGGATTGGTACACCCTATGAGTATTTTATAGAAGATAACAGAATGTATCTAATACCTAGACCACAAAAGAGTGGGGTACTTACAATAACATATGTTGGTGTACCTAAAAGTCTTAGAAGTTTATCTGGCCTTAAAAGATTCAGATTTGATACTGTTGCATCAGAATACTTTAGAGTTGGCGATGTTTTAAAATCCAGAATTGGCGCTAGTAATAGCACAACTACAACAGCAACAGTTGAAAGAATAGAATACTTAGATGCATTAGAAGGTCATATTGTTATATCAAACATAACAAATGGCTTTACTAATAATAATGAAGATTTTTATGCAAGTGGTGGCGAAGCAGACCAGTATGCCAATGATTATGGCACTGACTGGAGTCAGTTTGTTCAAGGTTGGAATGTGTTAGGTATTGGTGGGTTGGCTAGAACAAAAGGTGTACAATTTGATTATACTGATACAAAACCACAGATTCCTGATGTCTATCATTATCATTTAGTAGACTATGCAAAAGCAATGATACATCAGGATTTAGGTGACATAAAACAATATCAAAATCATTATAGTTTATATGTTGCAAATAGAGAAAAGGCCAGAAGTACTGTCGCTAATAAAGATACTGGCAATATGGGATATGTTTCTGATAGGTTAGCTGTTGGAATTTTATAATGTTAATAGAGGTTAAGGAATTCCAAGGACTTGCAACGAAAGCAGACCCTACTGATATTGGTCTGGAATACTCTAGACAAAATCAAAACTTCTCATTAGATACACCAGGTACATTAACCAAGTATGATGGAAGAGGTAGCGCAACAGAACTTACTAGTGTTCGCTTAACTCAGTTACAATATTGGTCCCCATCTAACTTAGATACAAGTAATGCTGAGATACCAGCTATCTGGGTTGGTTTTGATGCTGTTAATAATAAGATAAAAAAATTAAATAGTAATTTTAGTTCTCCACAAGATTGTGGGAGTGCAGTTACATCCAGTGCTAGAGTTGATTTAAATGACCATGGGCAAGACTTTAGAATTTCTACAGATAATTTAAGTAACCCAGCAAAGATTTTACAGCATATAAGCAGAAAATTTTTTGAAGGTAGTGATACAATAAATGAATATGTTTTTCAAAATGCTACACCAGTACATCCAACAACAGCTGAAATGGATTTTCAATCTCTTACTGCTGTCACATTAGGTGCTAATACTGGACTTACTTTAGCTGACAATACATATAATTATAAACTTAGTCCAATCTTTGATGGGGCGCAAGAACTGCCATTAGATACTGCATTTAAAACTGTTACCATGGGCAATGCTAATAAATGCAATAAAATATCTATTAGACTGCCGAATCAATCAGGTAGTGGAACAGCGCCAAATAAATCATATCCTTTTAACCCTAGAATTACTAGTGTAAAGATTTATAGGGAGACTGGTAATGACGATAATTATTATCAGATTGGCGAGGTCCCAATAAACACATCTAATGATACTGATAATATTATTTTTAAAGATAAAACAGTGTATGAGGGTGATGGGCATGTATTTAGTAATACTTTTATAGATAACTATTCTAGCCTTACAGCAAGTGATGGTGTTTTAAGTATGCCTAATGTTACAACTACAATTCCTTATAATAATCTTAGAGTGTCTTGGTATGTATTAATGCCTGACGAAAATGGAGTCTTAGATTCATTCCAAAGCCCAGGAAATAGTCCAGTTATATATGGTGGGAGTACACCTATAGATGGTACTAATTCCAGTGGAAATACTTGGACATTTGATGCGAGTGATGGTCCTTTAAATGATTCTGCATTTTTAGCATTATTACAAAAAGGTATTGCACAAGCACAAACTGGTTCATCGGACCCTGATTATGTTTTTAACGGACAATGTAAAATACATAGAATTTATTTTGGGGAAAGAAGTTCAGATAACCTACCACAATTCACTGGAGAAGTTCCAGCAAGTAATGCTAGAACAGATTTATTTAATGTTGTGTGGCATGACAAAGCATTGATATATGATATGCCTAGTGATGATAGATTTGGTATAAATGGCGCAAATGGTTACATAGCTGTTAATGCTAGTGGTGGACAAAGAATTGTGTTAGAGTCAGTTGGTAAAGCTGTAAGGTTAGATAATATTGATGCATACTCTGATAGTGATTCTGTTGATTTATATAAAGATTATGTTTTAACTAGAGATAGCACTCATTCTACATTGCACTTTTATGACATTGGGTATACTAATAGTTTTTTAGCGCCATTTCTAGGAACAGATGCAACTGTAGACACTAGGTATAAATATAGTCAAATGATTGGCGATACACATTTTGTTGGTAATGTGCAAGTAGACCCAAATGGGAATCCTGAGAATCATCCTGATTTTGTAATGTATAGTGAGCCAGGACAGCCTGATATTATACCTTCTACTAATTTTATTAGAATCTTGGACCAGCAAGGTGGATTTATAAATGGCTTAGATAGGATATTAAATAACCTGGTGGTTTTTATGACTAGGGGTGTATTTAGATTAGATGTATCATCGGGTGACCCTTCATTGTTTACATTGTTAGAGGTTAATACAAGTGTAGGCTGTATCGCTCCAGAAAGTATTGTAAATGCAAAAGATAATCTATTTTTCTGCGCTAATGATAATATGTTTCAGATAAGGCCAGATTTTACTTTTGTTCCAATCACTAAGCCTATTGAGGATATCTATCAAGGTATTACTAATAAAAGTAGTAGCAAAGTAGTGTATGACATTAAAAGAGATAGGCTTATATGCAAGTTTGGAGACACCTCTTCTAACATATATGCATATGATTTAATACAGAATGTATGGACCAAGTATGTATTTACAGATTTAACAAATTTTAAAGCCGCTGATTTTTTTGCTACTGACGATGAACTTGGCCTATATGGTTTTAGAGTTTATAACACCAATCCGAGTCCATAATGGCATTTAAAACAGAAATAAGAGAATTGCATAAAAGTAATAGCACAGAGGCTATTCAAGGCATATATCAAACTGGAATCATTGATATCAGTGGTGATTATGACAAATCTAACATTATAAGAAGAATTAATCTGCACTATGATAGTGGTAGCATTGTTACATGTAAAGGATATGCAGATGGAGAATTAAGTGGCACAGCATTGTTTTCTATTGACTTCCCAGCTAATAGTAGTGGAAGTAAAATTGTAAGTAGAAGGCCATCTGTAGGAGCCAGGGCAAAAGCGTTGTCAATTGAGTTAACAACTCAGTCTGATAATAATGATGTAGTTATAAGAAAATTGGAGATAGAGATAGATGGCTAGAATAAAATTTGCAGATGAAAAAACTGATAAGGGTATACAGCAAGTTACTCAGAATAGAAAAAAAGAAACTAAAACTAGAGTCACTGTTGGTGAAGTAAAGCCAAGCGATATAAAGACTAATCAGTTTGTTTTTACTTCAATTAAAAAAGGTCAGATTGGACCAAATAGTCCGACAGCTGATGAATCAAGAATTTATTTTAAAGATAGTGAAGGTAATACCTTCATGTTTACTGGTACGAAAGTGAGTTAGATATGGACCCATATACAAGAGCGTTATTGATGGCGGCACCCAGTCTTGTAAAAGCTGGGCAGTCATTATTTTCAAAAACACCACAGAGAAAAGTTAGTAGTGATACTACAGCATTGCTAAACAAACAAAGGCAAATTGCTAAAGATGGTTTGTATGGAGAAAATGTAAAAAATGACATTGCTACAGATATAAAGCAGTCTCAAAAAGAAAGTAATCAAAACATAAGAAACTTAGCTATACAGCAAGGCATGGAAAGTAGTGGTATTCCAGCAGAACAGATGTTAAAGCAAGGTGGTAAAACAACTTTAGAACTTGCTAGAATGGCAAAAGAAATAGCATTAGCTAATGAAGATTCTAAAATGAATGCTTTAAAAAGCGCCGCAGAGATTAGCCAGGGAATAAGTGACATTGATTATAATAATGCTTTAGCCAGAATGCAACGTAGAGATAATATCATTGGTTCTTTTGGAGATGCACTAAGCACTGGAGTCAGCGCTTATGGTAGTCAAAAAAGACAAAATGAATTAGATGATTTCCTTTTTGGTACTAACAAAAACGAATCTAGCAGAGATGCCTTCTTAGATTGGGTATCAAAAAACCGAGATAAGTTAAACGAGGGAGATGAGGGATAAAATGACAGCGCCAAACGAATCATACTTTAAAAGTTTATTAAGTCAAAAAGGTAAGGTAAAACAAATGCCTAGCCAGGACAATGTAACAACTAACATTGGCCAATCTCAAAATAGCGCCAAGGAAGATGCTATGTACCTTGAACAATGGAAAAGAATGGATGCAACAACCAGGGCAAAGATTCTTGATTTGTCAGATAAAAGAGCGCTAAAACAAAAGAAAGAGTTTGAAGAAGGGTATGGAGAACAGCAAAGACGTAATAAAGAAAATACACTCGCAAAGCAAAAATTAGACCTTAAGATTGAAGAGGATGCAAAGAAAGAAGTAGAAAAAGCGCAGAAAGCAGAACAGAAAATAAAAGATAAGGTAAAGAAAGACGAAGATGCTGAAGCAAAAAGAAAATCCAAGATTAAACTAGACTTCATTACTTACAAGCAGAAGAAAGAAGAATTACGTTTGGAAAAAGAAGGCATAGAACAAAAAAGAAAAGATATAGAAGCAAAATACGAAAAAAAGAAAAGAAAGGTTTACAAAGATAGGCCCAAACAATTAACTGTTTCAGATAATAAAAAGAAAGAAGCAGAATTAGAAGAACTTGTAGAACTAGAAAGAAAATTAGCAAATAAAGTTTCATTATCTAGATTTGCAATACAAAGGCTAGTTCAAGATGCTTTAGACAAATACGATAGAAATCTAAACTTAGTTGAAGAAGAGTTTATTAAGGCAAATCTTAAGCCAGAGTATGATGCATATATACAATCACTAAACCCAGAAAATAGTAAGTAGTATGTCAGAGTTTGAAGATTTTTTAAGAAGTCAGTATTTTAAATCTAGTCCTGACACATCTAAGCAAGACACTGCAAATCAGGAATCTATAGTCAATCAAATCTTGCAGTTAGGCGATGACCCTAATTTTGCTGTTGAGCCAGAGGACCAGTTTAAAACACCTAAAGAACTAAATCAGATAAACAAACTTCGCAAAGATGGTTTCGACAACAAAAGAATCTTTGATGCGATGGAAGCGCAAAAAGAAGAACAGAAGAAGCCAGTATCTACAAAACCAGATTTAGGTGTTATTGGTACATTCAAGAAGTCATTTAAGAGGTCCAGAAAAGCCGCAGATTTTGATGTAGCTTTTTATGACTCATTTCATAATGTACCTGGGAGCCAAGATTTTGAAGATTTAAAGAAAGCATATGGTCAGTATGAGGCAATAGCACAAAATGACCCAATTGAAGCTGATAACTTTTTAGAGTATGTAGCTAGGGCATCTGGTCAATTAGCTGGTTCTATGTCAAAAGGACTTGAAGCTGGTATACCAGGAGCGGCGGCTGGTATGACTGGCGCGGCAGTAGTTGGAAATTTATCACCATTAGCATTAGTACCAGAAGAGGCTGTAACAGTTCCTATTTCTGGCGCTACTGGATTTGCTGTAGGTAGTACTTATTATTTTTCCAGGCAAGGTGCTGGAAATATGCTTAAAAATATGTTAGATAGGGATGTGGACCCAAGAACAGCTAGTTTACTTGCTAATACTGGTGGATTATTTTATGGCTTAGTAGAACAAGCGCAAATAGGTAAAGCAATACCCAAGTCTATACAAAAGAAAGCCAATGATGTTATAGCAAAATCTACTAGTGATTTGATAGGAAAATGGGTACAGCAATATGGAAAAGATTGGGCAACACAAATAGCGGAAGAAGAATTGCAGTTAGGTATAGAATTCCTAACAACAGAAGTAGGTGCTGTACTAGAAGGTGTACCTACAAGGACCTGGCAAAGTATGGTAGATGAAGCATGGGAAACTGCAAAGCAAACAGCCGCTGGTTTACTACCAATACAAGGTGGAAGGATGGCGGTAGATGTTACTGCGGAATATGGACCAGCTACAGCACAGAGCGTAGTCAATGGCATCATGGCTACAAATGAGGATATGAATCCAGGAGATGATGATGTAGATGCTGAAGTACAGCAAAGAGATGCTATTACAATAGAAACAACAGCAAAAGAAATAAACGATGATGAAGCAAACCCATTAAAGATAGAATATGATGCAGATGACAATGGGGATAGAGTTTTTTCAGAAAGTAGAATAAGGGAGTTAGGTTATGACCCAGAAAGCAATGGATTCTCAGAAGTCGAATCCAAAGATGGAGAAAGACAATTCGCAGTCACTGCAAGAGGCGCGAATGATATTCAAGGCAATATATCGCTCACCAGCAGAGCGGATAGAAGCACACTTCTTGAAGAAGCAGTCGAAGGAAGACTTAAACAGCTTAGAAACTCAAAAAATGCCGAAGAAAAAGCCTTAGCAGACAAAATCGAAATTTGGGCAAGGTCTGTTCGAAAAAAGGCTTCAGAAATGGGCCTAAATCTTCGATTTACCGAGGAAGGCGATGGTAACCTTGAGTTATTTTCAGATGCGATTTTATACACCATAGGCGGCTTTAAAACGATATCGAAAGAATTTCAAGATGCAATTTACATTCCAGAGGATATTTCTAGTGAATTTATCGAAAAAATGGGCCAAATGAGCGATGGAACGCTAGTTTTTGATAAAATGCGCGGACCAACGGAAGGCATTGAAGTAAATCAGAAATTTGCTACAGCTGTTGATGAAGATATATTTTTGTATGGTGAAGAATATTTGGAACAATTTCAAAACCCACCACCTAAAACAAATAATCCCAAAGCCCCAAAATCCTATCAGCTACTAGATAGGTTGGATGATGACCCCAATTACCAGAATTGGCATAGCACTCGCAATAAAGAACCTCAAACAAATATAGATACACCAGAATTTCGTAACTGGTTTAAAGAATCTAAGATAACCAGAGATGATGACACTGGCGCACCATTAAGAATGTTTCATGGTACAACAAGAAATTTTCAACAATTTGATATAGCTGAGTCATGGCACGAATCTGACTTTGGTAGTGGATTTTATTTCTCTAGCAATATAAATGATGTCAATCGTAGTTATGCAACAGAAGGCAGTCCAGATTTACTAATTAAAAGTCAAAAATCTGCACAAGACTTTTTTGGAGAAAAATATGGTAGGTCAGCCAGGCAAGACCAAAAATATGACCAATTTATGATGGATAGATTTATGGAGAATGAAGGCAACATTATGCCAGTATATTTATCTGTACAGAATCCATTCGTACTAGGTTCTAAAGATGGTGATATGACACCAGATACATATTTAGAATATGAATATGAATTAGATGAAGAGACTGGCGAGGTAATAGATGAATCTGGTCCAGTAATAGATATGATGGATGCAATACCAGACATCTACGCTGATTTGAATTATAGATATGATGAAGATATTGTGCGCCAAATACAAGGTTTAATTTTTGAAACAGCGGCAGATATGGCATTGACTGGGTCAGAATTTATGAAGATAATGAAAGAATCTGATTTAGTACAAGATATTGAAAATGAAGATGGTAAGCTAATGGGTAATGAGTTTATCAGAAGAGTTATTGAAGCGGCTGGATTTGATGGTATAGTATTAAACAATGCACAAGAAAGATACACTGGCATGTTTACCCCTATTATGGGTCCAGCAATGCATGTGGTTGCTTTTGAGCCTGGTCAAATAAAATCACAATTTAACAGAGGAACATTCGACCCTAGAAACAATGATATAACATTTCAGTTAGAATCATCTGTTGTTGAAAAAGCTGTTGGTTTATATCCTGATGTTGTTAACGATGAGGATAAGGCTAATAGAGTATCTAAGGCTAAGAAAAGAGCCAAGGGTGTAGGTCAACAAGTTAATAAAAGAGTAGAGGTAAAACTTAAAAATGGTGGTGTAATGATTCTGGGTAGAAATAAAACCCCAGAAGATTGGATACGTCAAGTAGAAAGCACATTGAATGATGAAGAGGTAATGAAAGCCGCTGTATGGTATGAAGAAGCATATCCAAGTTTTGTTGAGGAATTTGGAGAAAAAGATGCAGTCAATTATATGGTTGCATGGTTACTTGGTAATGTCCAGGCTAGTCCATTACAAGCATTGTCTAATACATTCTTAGCTGGTGAACAATTAAAAGCCGCGCTACCATCATTTAAAACACCTGGAACCGAATCTGTAGCTAAAAATATAAAATCAGCCTTAAAAGGTAAAAGAGTAGTAAAAGGTGCTGGGGCAAAACTATATGACTTTTTAGATAGTGCATTGGGCAAATCTACAAGAACTGTGATGATGGATGACCCATTTGGTTTAGCGCCAGTTGCTGTTGATAGACACACATTCAGAGATGCTGGTTTTATAGACGGAAAGCTAATGAATATTTTAAAAAGACTAGCTGTAAATAAGAATGATGTTAAGGGGTTAGTTATTGACCAGGAAGGTGCTGGTCCTTCAGAAACTCAGTATGAATATGCTAGTCGTTACATGAATGAATTGACTGATAAATTAAATGAAATGGGATACTTAGGTGGCAACTTAAAGCCACATCAGGTCCAGGCTATTGGTTGGACAGCTATAGCTAGAATGTCAGAAACATCTGATGGGCAGTCAATACCAGATGCATTGGAATTAATAAAGCCGCAAATATCTTTTAAACTAGATATGGATAAGAATAGTCCTTTGTATAGGCAGTATGGTGATGCATTTGAAAGACTTAGACCAAGACAAAAAGAAATATTAAATAAGAAAATATTAAATGGCCCAATTAAAAAATTAGCTAAAGAAATGGGCTTAAAAGTAATTAAAACAGATGGTAGAAACATAAAAGTTCGTGGAAGTTCTCAAGCTGTAAAAGGCTTAATGCATTCTATTGGGCTTATTACACAGAAAGAAAATGTAGCCTATTCTAGGACCAATCCAAATAGTGCTATGTTAGGTTTACGTTTAAGCCATCCTAAATTAGATACACAAGCTAATAAAGATGCTGTTATAGCAATTTTAGAAGATGAGTTACCGAAAAAATTTATGCCATCAGTATATTTTGATGATGGCGCTCTTATGATACCTACAAATGTTAAACGCGTAGATATAAATAACTATAGCACCCAGCTAACTTCAGCAATAAAAAGGGTTATGAAAGAAGTTGGGATGGAGTTAAATTTAGATGAACTAGGGATAAATTATGAAAGAACAAACAACAACTGGAAAAAAGATAGTGCTGGACAGCGGTATCGTAATAAACTCTCCGACAGCTTCGGACCCGATATACAAAAAAGGCTCGACAATCATTATGGACCTCAAGTTGAACAACAAGTTCGAGAAGCGCTTGAAAAGAAAGCCAAACAAGACCAGTTAACCTATCAGCTAGGACCCAATCCAAATTTAGCCGCACAAATAAAGTCGGCTTCCAAAACAAATTCATTAGACCTTTCAGAAGAGTCAGTATCTCGTTTAGTTAGAAGAAAGATAATTGATGCGCTTACCCCTATTATCTCATGGCAAGAAGATATAGAAAGCCAATTTTTAGAAGATAATAAAGTTACTGAAGAGCGTGATGTTGCATTAGCCGCTGAATTAGCTGTGGGTAAAATGCCAGAAAGAATCTCTGATTTTAACAATGAGACAATATCTGGCAAGAATAAAAGCAGTTTTGTAAATAGACTAATAACAAATGTAGGTATATCTGTTGATGATTTTAGTAGATATTTACATGCAGAACATGCCGCAGAGCGTAATGCTTACATAGCCAGTTTACCAAATACTAAGTATAAAGATGGTGGTAGTGGTATGTCAAATAGTGAGGCTAAAAGAATAAAGGCCGAACTAAATAAGAAATATGGATTAAAGGTATTAAGACAATACACTAAAGAATTTAGAGAAAAATTTATTGATGCAGAACTGCAAGTTAGGCTAGATGCTGGGTTAATAAGTCAGAAAGATTTTGACAGTCTTAAAGGCAATGTATTTAAAAACTATGTACCACTATTTAGAGAGATGGATGATAGTGATAGCTTATATGAATCTAGTGGTTACCTATTTATGGATAGAGGTAAGGGTTTTAATATCTTTGGTGGTAAAGAATATGCTAGGGCAGTCGGTAGTAAAAGACCAGTAAAAAATATAATAGTAAGCGCGGCTGAAAGAATGCATTCTGCTATTATCAGGGCTGAGAAAAATGAAGTAAATAAAAAAGTATTAGCTTTGGTTGAGGCTTACCCAAGTGAGGCATTTGAGGTAAAAGGTATACCACATAATCCAGTGTATAATGAGAATGGTGAAATATCACATATGACACCAATGTCTGCTAAGGATAGTGAAGGTAATAAGGTAGACCAAAAAAATGTCCTAAATGTAAAAGTAGATGGTAAAACAAAAAGAATTATTTTTAAAGGTATAAAAGGAGAGAGAATAGCCAGAGCCTTACAAGGGTTAGGAGTATCAAAAGCGATACCAGTTCTAAATCATTTTAATACCTATCTTAGATATGTTAACACTATATATAACGTAGATTTTATTTTCTCAAACTTTGTTCGAGATATACAAACAGCTGGTATTAACATAACTGCTGAACAAGGTGGTGATATAAGAAATCAAGCAATGTCACCTACTAATCTAAAACAAGCCTGGAAAGCTGTATATAATATAGTTCGTAATGATGAGATTGATTCTGAGTGGGGTGAACTATACAATAGAATGAGATTAGCTGGTGGTAAGACTGGATTCTTTGATATACAAAGCATTGAAGCAAAGCTGGAAGGCTTAGAAAAAAGTTTAGCAAATGTAGGTCAAAAGAGAAATACAGTTAAGGAAGGTGCTAAAAATATTTTAGGCTTTGTTGAAAGTCTTAATGAAGCAACAGAATCTGCTGTAAGGCTTACATTATTTAAAGCAATGATAGATGCTGGATATAGTGATTCAAAAGCGGCTTCTGGTGCGAAGAATGTAACTATAAACTTTAATAGAAAAGGTGAGTGGGGACCAGTCTTAAATAGTTTATATCTATTCGCTAATGCTGGATTGCAAGGTGGTTACAGAATAATGACTGTTGTTGGTAAATCTAAAAAAGCACAACAAGCTGTAGCGACACTTACAACAATGGGTTTCATGGAATCCTGGATAAATCATATGTCTGATGATGATGAAGAATACAAGAAGCTAGGTAACTATATAAAAGATAATTATTTCGTAGCCAGATATGGTGAAGGTGATAAATATTTTAAAATGAGACTACCTTATGGATTTAATGTATTTAAGGTGGTTGGTAATATAACAGCTGATTTAGCCTGGGCCGCACATAGTGGTGAAGCTATAGATAAATCAGACCAGTTATTTAGATTGTTGACAGCTATCAATGCTTCCTACAATCCTCTAGGTGATTCTCCAATAGAACAGATGATAACACCTACAATTCTAAAGCCATTTATACAACTAGGTGCTAATAAGAATTTTTATGGTGGACCAATATATCCAGAAGTCTATCAGGAAGCACCAGCAGATAATCAATTAGCATGGGATAATACACCAGAGATATATAAAAAGAGCGCAGAGGGCTGGTTTTTAGCTACTCAAAATAGATTTCTTTATGATGAAAATGGTGAGATTGTTGGTGGTCAGTATGGTCCTGGAGATGGTTTTGGTGATATAAGCCCTGAGACACTAGAGTATTTTACTGAATATCTATCTGGTGGTTTAGGTAAAAGTGTAGCCAGACTTATAAGCGCACCGATTGATTTGTATAAAGGCAATTTACAAGTTGACGAGATACCACTGATAAGAAACTTTTTTGGTGAATTTAAAAAGAATTCAGAACTACAAACTATTTTTGAAATGAGAAATAATAGTAAGAGGAAAAAATATTCACAATTAGAACAATCAAAATTTTCAAGATATATACAATCATATTTAGATAAAAATCCCGAACTAACTGAAGAAGAAGTAGATAAGATGATAAATATGGAAAACAGATTTTATAAAAACCAAGATGAATTATACTAATAACTGCATTAAATATGTTTAATGCTTCTGCATATTTTTAAAAATTCGGAGTAACTATGGCATCATTATTAAATAAAACACCAGCAGAAACTTTTAAAGACTTATTGACTGTAGCCAGTGACACACCTAATCAGGGCCTGGAGTCTACAGCTAAACGAGTTTTTGATGGCGAAGGTGTAGGAAGTCCACTATTTCTAGGTACAGATACTTTAGATATTGTAGGGGCTACTACTATTAGTGGTAATACAAGTGTAACTGGTAATCTATCAGTAAGCGGTACGTTAACTGCTGGGACCTTAAGCATAACAACAATTGGGAATGATTTGACTGTAACTGGTGATGTTACAGCAGAAGATTTGAGTCTAAGTGGTAATGCTACTATAGCTGGTAATCTAACAGTTACTGGAGACTTAAGCCTGGATGATATTACAGCGGATGAAATAACTGCTGATGATGTAAAGTTTGATACAATACAATTAAGGAATCAAACAGATAATACTTATTACACAGTATTTCGTTTGTTAGATGATAATAATGCTACCTTTGGTAACAAACTAGATATAATGACAGACGTTACTATGAAGGGTACAATAACTTTAAATAGCGGTCAGAATCAGATGGTATTAGACCCTGATGCGACAGACCAGTTTGCATTTGGCGATGGAACAGCTGGTAAGGTAGCGTTAGGTGCTACCGAGGTAACCTTGAAAAAGGATACAAAAGAATTGTTGAAAGCGAAAGAGGATGGAACTATAAGATTTCAAGCTGTTACAGCTTTGCCAAGTTCCCCTAGTGCTGGAGACATAGTCAATAAAGATGGCGATGTATTTATAGCAGTATAAGCATAAAGACTCGTATAAACATAACATAGGAGAATAATATGGCAACATATCAGAAGGTGGTTAGTGAGTCCTCATCGGGTACTATATCTCAGGATACAAGTGGGAATTCAGCAACAGCCACCGCTTTAGCAAATAATAGGGCATTTAGTATTAGTGGAGACATTACTGCAAGTGCTGTTAATTTTAATGGAAGTTCGGCAGTAGAACTAGCCGCAACAATAGATAATGGAACAGTTGATGCGGATGCATTGGCTTCAAATGCAGTTACACAAGCAAAGGTTGCAGACGATGCAATAGGTGCGGCAGAATTAGCAACTGGTAATGATGTAGGTTCAGGTACAGATGGATATGTTCTATCCTGGAATAATACAGCTGGTGACATGAGATGGGTAGAAGCTGGAGATATTACTGGTG